TTAGCAATATCGCACTTCTTTCCCAGTTACCGCCGGAATACGTGATGCATACAAAGCAAGATTCGAAGCCGCGTAGTGCGCATAACGACGTACCATTTCTACACTTTCCCATCCGCCAAGTTCCTGCAACGCCAAGAGTGGTGTTCCACTTTGTATATGCCAACTTGCCCAAGTGTGCCGCAGGTCATGCCACCGAAAATCGGAAATACCAGCCCGTCCCAAAGCCTTATACCAAGCCGCTGTGCTCGCTTGAACGATTTTCTTCCCCTTGTATGTGAAAACATATTGAGGATGAGAACCCATTCTTACAAGCAGAATCCGCATAGCATCGTCATTCAACGGAATCGCAAATGGTCTTCCATTTTTCATCTCGTCGCCATGAAAGAGGACTATTCGTCTGTCCAAATTCACTTGGGTCCAACATAATCCTGTGACATTTGAACGACGCAAACCTGTCGCAAGCGAAAACGCTGCCATAGCTGCAAGATGAGGCGGCAGCTCGGCCAACAACCTACTAGCCTGAGCGGGCGACAAATATCTAATTCTGCGAGATGGCTCTCGTAACAAACGAATATGGGGGACAGTTGGAAGCCAATTCCAATCAGTAACCGCCAATTTTAGAATAGCTCGCAAGAGCGCCAACATCCGGTTAACGGTAGCGTTTGAGGCACCTGACGCGATCTTCTCAGTCCGTAATGACTCAATTACTTGTCGATCAATATCCAGAAGTCGAATTCCGGACAAATACCTGCTCATCCATCGCAAGTTAGATTGATCTGACTTCAATGAACGCTTCAGCGCTTTTTCTGAGAGCCATCTCTGCACGGCATCATCCCAAGTCCTACTAAGTACCACAACGCAATCCCCCAACGTACTTTGAACAAATAAATGGTAACCGTCTTAGCCGGCGAGAAACCCTCAACATTGCTCAACAGTGGAACCTAACTTGTTTCCGCAGCAAACCAATAAAAAGAGTTAAGGCGATCGTGATACTGCGTGAAATCATCAAAGCCCCGCATAGCGAACTCCTGAGCGACGAGCACCACAATATCGAAACTATCGGTATCTGCCTTGAAGTAAATTTTGTATTGGCTTGGCTTCGGAATACCGCGAGACGCCCAATAGCTCTTTTTGTTAAAGCGTGCCTCTTCCAAATTTTTGGAGACATATTTGCTGATGTAGCTGGCGATGCGATGCGCCGAGTTACGGCCACGCGGTCTAGTGAAATCAACATTGCCATTGTCCTTTCCCACCACACGCCGCCACATAGAGCGGATCAGGTTCCAACTGCGAACGCGGACACCATGTTCATTCTGGAGCCAAGCAGGAAATTGCTGGCAAGCGATATGAACGTGTAACGCACCTCGCTTTTGTACTTCCAGAGTTGCAACGTAATGGAAGTCGCCAACACTCCGCAGACGTTCCCGGAACGCTTTGAAATCCGCCTCAACGCGTGCGTAATCAGTCACGCACTCTCGATAGGTAAGCGTCAGCAAGCAATCTGCCTGGAGCATCTTCGCCAGTCTGCGCACCTTCGTCTTCGCCCGCCGTGCGGCCACAATCCGAGCTTTTTCGTGATCGCCTTCGCCTCGCTTCGTTGGCTCTTCGCATTCCGTTGAGTAATCGAAAATCTGTCCATCGCTATAGGTCTCGCGGTTCTCATCGAGAAACACCTCGATGCCGTTCGGGAATTCGGTCACTGTTAGCGTTTTCCAACGCTGCACATCTGTTCCAGAAAAATATGAACCCAATGAAGCCTTCAGATTGGCGTTAGCCGCAACCTTGTCTATACTCGCTGTAAGCACAATTTTTCCTTGGTAGCGTTGTGTGAGCCCGGCAGCGTTGGCGCGCTGATCCGGGTATTTTTACGTCCATCAAAAACCACTTTTCCAACTCGCCAAAAAGGCTGTTCTTTCTCTGTTTTCCTTAAGTGTTCTAGGTACAAGTCTAGGCGCTCGCTTCGCTCGCGCCGTCCTCGCAAGCTGCGGTCGGCGCGATCTTGCTACGCCTCTTTTCCGTTACGCGTAACGGAAATTCCCCTGCCTCATCGAGCGCCGCAGCGCCCTTGATCAACCGCATAAAGCCTGGCTTGTGAGTGCTACGCACTCATGGGCAGTTGAGGCCGTTTCTCCGATCAACCCGCCACCGTTTTCCAGAGTTCTCCGCCTTTTCGATGAACGATAGCCGGCGCGTCTTTTGCCGCAAGGGGGCATTCATAAAAGCGCCAGCAACCGCGCTTTTACAAACCTTCCCCCTTGCGGCAAAAGCCTCATGCGCCGTCTATTCGATCATCGGGCGAAGAACTCAGGAAAACGGCGGCAGGCGGTAGACGAGAAACGACCGAAACCGCCGGTCTTACGGAGGGCTCCGAATCTAGGAACCCGGTCAGCTTTAACACCACCTCGAAGGCGCGATCATGGAACAACCAGAACTGCCCCTGCTGCATTTCCCGTATCAACCTTACTTCGCGCATTTCAAGCGCACACGTAAGGCGCTGGCCCCGTCCAACTTCGTTCCGCCGTGGAAGCAACTGCGTCTGACGCTGTATGTACGCAATCTGATGCGCAAGGGCGCGGCCTTCATCTGGACACGCCCGGATGGCCGTCAATTTTTCTGCAAGACCATGCGTCAACTGGTGGCGAGGATAATGGACTACGATGGATATATCCTGCATACGATTTTTCGAAAATATGGAATACGTTTAATAAAGACGTGACATCTATTTCATTACTTCTTGAAGTCAGAGGCGATCTAATAATTTGGAACAAATCTTTTAAAGAGAACACTGAGAAGCATAAGTTACGGCAATGAGATGCCGTTTCGTAAGCAGCAAGGAAAAAACTCAATGTGCATGCTGCGTTTAACTCAAACAGAAGGAAAAGAAATGTACGTTAATCGATCGTCTAACCCCTACGGCTACTCTAGCGGTAGCGATGATGAGTCCAAAAAGCAAATCTCGTCCCCTCCGGCCGAAAGTAGCAGCAGCTACCAGCCCAGTTCGCGCATCCCAGATCGGAACCGCCGCGTTATGTTCCAACTTCCCGAGCCGGGCCCCACCGAGCCGACGCTCACGCGCTCCGTAGAGCACACCAGTTTCGAACGATTTGAACGTGTTCCAGATTTCGCAGAAAAGCGTGCTCAGAAAAATCGTGAGGCTGCTGCCAAGCTAGTCGCAATGCGCACTAGCGATAGCAAAAGCGAGCGTAAAATTGCCAAAGATTGCATTAAACAAGGAACCATTCCTTTCATCATTCGCAATGAGTACAACGTTAGCAGGGATGAAGACATTGCAGACGTTCTTCAACGCTACGAAGATACTCGAAAGAACCGCTAATTAACGCGCTTCGCCAACAGAGATTAGTCTCTAACGCCCAGTTAATCTGGGCGTTTTCGGCTACAGCCGCGATACCTGAAGCACTAATAGAATTTCCGTCTTGCTGTTCTGACCGGTATTGGAGCGCATCCAATCAGGCAGGAAAGAGAAGCCAATGCGGCCCGAGCTCTCCCGGTTCTCCGCCAGACCGCCGATGATGACGATATCGCCATCAGCGACCGACAATGAAGTGCTCACTTCACGCTTGGTCAACGTGGGCGAATTGTTGACGCCAGTTTGCGTGACGACGAAGTTTGATAGCTGCTGCCCGACTGTCAAATCCACTACTGACTCTCGCACAATCGGTTTCAGATCGAAGATAACGCCCGAGCTGCGATACTCCACGGATTGCACCGGAGAGCTTCCATTGCCCGGATAACTGATCGCTCCCAGGACTGGCACATCTTGCCCGACCGCAAAGCGACCAGCGGCACCAGAACGCACGCGCAGAGACGGTGCGGAAATCGTCTTGAAGCGGCTGTCACTGGAGAGCGCTGCAAATACGGCGTCAATGGACGCATTCTTGAGGCGGACAAAACCATCGAGCGTGGAAGGTTGCAAAACGCCCGCAGAGACAGTGCCGCCGAGCAGATGCAGCGCGAGAGAAAACGCCGAGCCTTCCGCACCATTGGAAGCGACTTCAAACACCTGGCCCCGTACCATCACTTCCCCCTGTCGCGTATCCAGTTGCGCAAGCAACACGGACAGTTTCTTGATATCGGTTTCCGTCCCATTGAATACCAACGCATCGGGATCAGTGTCGAGCAGCGAGGCAGCAGACCCTGCCGGAGCGGGCGCTTTCGATTGGCCGGTCGCCGCATCCGCCGTGATCGCTTGCGGCGCGCCATGAATAGAACGCGTGGAGGTGAATTCTCCCTTTGGGAAAAGACCACGCAATAGCTCAACTAGATAAGTCACATCGCGATACTTCGGTCGATAGACGAACGGCTCTTTGTCCGGTTCCGCCTCTTTGACAATCCCGACGATATCAACCCCGTTCACCGTGCGCACTGATAAGCCGAGCAGCCCCATGAAGCGCGAGACTTCGGAACGCGCAGAAGCACCAGTAGCGAAGCGGAACGAAACAAGCCGCTCATCCGCAACGACATCAGGCTGTATCAGGTATGGCGTTTTGAGGATCTGCGTATACATCAGCTCGACCGCCTCAGCGACACGCACGCGGGAGAATTCTAAGGCGCTATCGACAGGCTGAGGAACGCCCCCAGGAAGCGGCATAGACAGGCCCATCGATGGAAGCAATGGCGTTGCAGGAGCCGCGTAAGAAAGAGCGCTGTAGGCCATCATCAGCGCAGCCAGAATATGTTTCATTTCTTCCCCTCCATTTGAACCGGATGAACTACCGCGCCGGAATAGCGCGTGACCTTCGCACCGTCTATTTCCCCGATGGTTTGCGGCCCCATCTGCACAAACATCGAGGGAGATTCGTAACGGAAACGTCCGTTCTCATCGACGATGACCACATAGCTGATAGCCCCAAATTTCGCCGTTCCAGCGATGCGCCAAACATCGGAGAAGGTTGGCTTTTGAGGCACTATCGGGGCCTTGCTTGAATTGGTTTGCGGCCCCTCTTTAGCTGTTTCGCTAGGCTTCTTTTCAGGGCTAGACCTAGGGCTAAAGAAATGGATCGTCGCGTAAAGAGCAACTGGGAATGCAGTGAGCAGAATTGCGCCGAGTATCCAGATCTGCTTACGGGCCATCATGTTTTGTCGTTTATCGACGTTCAAAATTTTCCCGTTTGCACCGCCCTTAAAAGAGGAATACAGGAGATAAATTTCTTTTCGATATTTCCGAACATCGACGCTGATACGCGCGGCCTTTGTCTGTTTGTTACCTTCGAAAATTGAAACGCTGTAATGAGTAGGAAGGCCCAGCGAAATTTTCTTGTGCGTGCGAATGTGGAAGGCAACAACGTTTTTCAGAAAGCGATTGAGCGTGGACATGTCTTGGATCATCAAGACCAGATCGCAGGCCACGCCCGTTTTTTCATTGGTGAAGTGCCGATGCTCTAGAAAGAAGCTTTTATGCTCTTGAAGCAGATTGGCACCGGTCGCGGGCCAGAAGCGCCACGCCTCATCGATGCACACCAAGTCGCCCGGCTGGACGATGGTATCGGTATGCGCCCCTTTTTTATCGTCGTAATAGGGGAAAAACTTGGGCTGTGAAACGTCGCCGTTCGTAACGTGGACGACCTCGCCCAATTCTTCAGGCACGGGCTTGTAATGCTTTTCGATGTAGGCGTGAATTTTTTCACCATCGATCCCGTCAACATTGGTCACCACCCTACGACCTTGCGCAATGGCCGGGACAATGACCTCAGCGACAACCTCATAACTCTTTCCAGAACCCATGAGGCCGGTATAGACATTGATTCCCATGATTAGCCGATCAGCGGAATACGGCGGATGATGAATCGCGTGACCCAGGCCGTAAGCAAGATCGGTACACCCGCCGTGACATTGCACAGATCGAGGAAGTACCAGACTTCGCTAGGAAGTCCGCCAAAGGCAGATGTCAGCGCCGCGCCGGTCGGCAAGATATTGGTGAGAATCGCGATAAATTCAGTCGTCACGAAGAACAAGCCGAAATACAGCACGAACTTGACCAAGATGGAGCGGAAGACAAATCCGAGCACCACATTGAGGGCAGACAGCAGAATCCCGAACATCGCATTTTCCCTTACGCAGCCAGCACGATAAACAGCGCCACAAGCACCCATACAAGGGCCATTGCGGCATACAAGGTCGGACGGATTTTCTCCAGCAAGACGCAGTGCTGCGTCATCGCAATATCTTTGTTGAACACTTGAATCGTCCAGGTCGGACAAGCAGCGCTATGTCCCGGAACCACAAAATTAGTCAGCGTCGGAAACAGATTCAAGATGGGTTGCAGAATTTGCTGCGCCGTAGGCGTAGGTTCCAGCGATGGCGCACCGATGCCGGGATCAGGGCCGAGGTTTTCAAGTGGCTGATTAGATGGATTCGTGCCAGTTGAAGGCGTAGCCGAAGGATCAGCAGTAGCCACAGGTGATGAGGCCGTAGGGAGCGTAAAAGGCGTTGCAGCCGTGCCGCCACTAGGCGCAGCTTGAGGTGCAACGAAGTCTCCAACTGTCGGCCAAGACGATGGGTTCGCAGATTGCCAAGCCGCTGCATCGGCTGCTGTGATCGGATTGGTGGCGTCGAACGGCAAGCCGTTGTATCCGGGTGAAGACGCGGCAGCTTTCCAAAAATCATTAGCCAAATCAGCGATGACTTGCGGATTCAATGGCTGTGCCTTTTGTGCATCGGAGAGTCCGGCAGCAGCATCAGAAACAGTTTTGACGGGCGCTTGCGGTGGCTCCGGGAAGTTGGACGCCGGGCATACGCCAGCGCTAGCAGTGAGTTTAATGCCCGGGCAAAGCGTAGTGTTATTGCTCGATTTTGTTGGTGCATTAAGCGAACCCATATCAATGGTCTCACTCGCCCCGCTATCGTAGGTATAGACGCGGATCAGATGGCAATTCCCGTCCGACTTTAGCTCAGCATGTTGAGTACCGTGACCACCCGGCGCTGTGAAATCAGTATAGACAGCGCCACTGCATGCAGCTTGCGGGGAACCGGCGACCGCATTGGAGAAAATATAGACGACTGAAGGGGGCTTTAATCCAGCCGGAGTATTGACAGAGGCTGGATTGTCTCCAACTTGCACAGTCCCATCCGGTTTAAAAATCCATTTGATGGCGGCATCGACAGTGAGTGCGACTGCGACGCCAGCGACAATCGGTGCGGCAACAGTCACCCATGCTGGCGCCGTCACACCCAGGAGCGTCACAGTAGCAGCGCTAGCCAATCCACCGGCAATAGAACTGCTGACGTTGCTCAACGTGCTAACCCAACGCGGATCATTCGATGCAAAGCCACGACTCTGCATTTTCGCCTGCACGACGCCAGACATAGAATTTTGCATTCTGGTCACGGGGACCGCTGCTGCAAATGACAGCGAGCAATGCGCGGTGAGAAAAAGGAAGAGAGCGATAAAGATGCGCATGATTACCTTGACTCCAAACCGGCAATCACCGCCCATGCACAGACAATGCCCCAGGCAAAGGAAAACAAGTACCAGAGATTGGAATAGTTCATCACTTTCCCCAAGAAGCTACTGTTTTACTTGAGACCTACCACGAAAACGCTTCGCGATTCCGCCCAATAAATGAGCAAACAGCTCCAGTAGGCGGATAACGCCATACGCTAGAATGCAGCCGGAAAAGCTGGAAAAAACCAGAACACCACCTATTTCCCGTCCCAGTGATCGAACATCATCAACAGAAAGTGTGAAAGTCATATGTCCCCAGAAATTAAAGCTATGTTCGACGCCTTTATTGACGGCATCAAAGACGATATTTGGGTTGTAAGCGGGATCGGAGCGGCAGTGATCCTTATAGCTATTTGGATTAAAAACCGGCTCTGATTAATTCGCGGGCAAAAAAAAGGACGATGCAGCGCTACATCGCCCCCGGTCACTGCGACTGCACTTACGCCGACTTCAGATAACTGATGACGATCTTGGCGGCCTTGATGGTCACGTACACGACGGCCAGCACTGCGCCAATGGCCATAACACCAGTAGTGATATCGCTGGCGCTGATCGAACTGGTGATCGGCGTCAGATCGACGGACGACGCAGCACGCGCAGGCAAAGCGACGACCGACACCACACCCGCAGCCGCCAAAGCGGCCCCCTTCTGGAGCTTGGAGAACACTTGCATAGTTTTACCCCTATAAATCGCCGGAAACGTCCGGCAGCGCTTGCCCAACATAGGCAAATCTTTAGCAGAAGGTCCGGAAGATCAGAACGAAATCCAGAACCCACAGAGCGGCAACGCCAGCCGCCAATAAACCCGTGATCGCGTCTCTTGACATCACCCCTCCCGAATCATTTGCAATAACGCGCCGATGGCACGCCCGATCAGAAAACACACCATCACCAGAGAGAAACCCGCAGTCCAAACACTGGCGACGGACGAGGTATCCGGCGTATCCAACGTTGTTTCCAACAGTCCGACCTGTAACGCCGCTGTGCCGCCATCGCACGAGAGCTTGCCGTCTACCGACACGGTAGGCGCGGCATCTTGCGAGCAGTACAGGACGTACTTAGGCACGGTCAGCAGCTCCAGAATGGCGCAGCTTTTTTTCTTTAATTTGATTGTCGAAAAAATTTCTGGTGTATTTCAAAAAGAGGTTGAAACGTCGAGCGTCGTACTCTTCCTGAGAAGAGGAAAAAGAGACGATCCGAAAGTTTCCAGTATCAAGGACGTGCCCAAAACGATCTTGAACGCTGCCGCCTTGCAAATCTTCCAACAAGAAATAGCGCCGCTCTGAAAGGTTGAGAAAGAACGAATCAGCATCACCTTCCTTCAGGAATACGCCAAAACTCACCGGACGATGTGGATTGCGACGATGGAGTTCAACCGCAACACGATCTATGAATTGAAAAACGCGATGTTCGCTAAACAGTACAAAGAAGAGCCGCCAAAAGAACGCCACAAAGATACTGGTACGCGGCTTCGCTTCGAATTGATTCATTCTCAAGATTCCCCTGTATTGGAATTTCCGTTACGCGTAACGGAAATTAAGAAATCGAACTTGCGCCGCTGGCGAAACTCGCGCTGACGTTGTGCATTGGTTTTAGGTGCGAGTTTCGGCGGGCGGCCACGGCGGGGACTACTGAACAAATCCGCCGTGAATTTATCCGCCGCCTGTTTCATGGTCAGACCGGTACAGCGGCAGAAGCAGCAGGCTTAGCTTGCGGACGTGCAGCACCGCCACCGTGCGGATGAAGAGCAGTGATGCGAGGAACAACGAGACGCTCGAAGCTCACATCGAGTTGGAATTCTGCGAGGTACTTGCCGGGCGTCGTGTCCTTCAGCGAATCAGGCAACAGCAGTTCGCCGACCTTCGCGCCGTTATCGCCGCCAGTGACGACGCATTGAGCGCGGTACATCTTCCAGGGATTGCCGGTCTTGCGGCTGACGCCGGAGGATTCTTGGACGGAGACGATTTCAATCAGATGCTTGTTATCAATTGCGGACATGATGACTCCTTAAGGTAGGGAAAGGCCAAAGCGGACCCTTTACGGGCAGTTACTACAAGAACTAGTTACTCAAGAATGCTCACAAAAAGGGAAATTCAAAAAAATACGGAGTTACGATGAGCCTCACCAAAACTTAACGGGGGACATATGCAAACGATACTGTTCGTACTATTGGCATTGGTGATCGCAATAAGCCTAGCGGCCATCAAAAGAAAAACGAGATCGAGTGGGCGGCTTGGCGCAAGCGCTCTAGTAATGAAACGAAATGCTCTAACGAACCGCGAACAAGTGATGTATTTCAGACTCACTGAAGCGCTGCACGGACATATCGTTTTGGCACAAGTAGCTTTTTCCGCGCTGCTTAAAACCCATAACCGGCCAGATAGAAACCGGTTTGATAGGAAAGTGGCCCGACTTCGTAGTGATGAACAGATCATTTGAAGTACTGGCGATAATTGAGCTAGACGACTCAAGCCACAAAGGAAGAGAAAGACAAGATGCCGAACGACAAGCACTTCTGACAAACGCCGGATATAGAGTGATCAGATATAACAGCATCCCAGACATCGAAGTCTTGAAGGCAGAGTTCAAAATCGGCCAGAACCAAGTTACTGGAACAATTACCGCTAGCAAGACGACGATCTGATACGCCACTGAGATTCCCCTCGATTTGTGGTATTGTTGGTCCAAACAGAGTAACCCCAAAAAGAGTTAATCCATTCGAATTAACTCTAAGTTACTTCACTTGGATTAATTGCGCAAGAGGAAAATCGATGAGCTACGCAGAAATTTTGAAAATGGCGCTGGATGGCAAGTCGGTGAATTCGCTCGCTAAGCAGTGGGGAATCCCCCAACCGACCCTAGACAAGTACGCTCGGGGCGAGCGTTTGCCGAGTTTTAAGGCCGCGAAGGCAATCGCTGAAGCGGCCGGAGTTTCAGCCGAACAAATGTTGGAATGTCTTGCACTAGAAGAAGAAACAAGAAAAGGTTATAATCGCGCTCCTTCAGCTGATGTAGCTCAGTTGGTAGAGCAACTGATTCGTAATCAGTAGGTCGACGGTTCGATTCCGCCCATCAGCACCAGAACAGAAGCGGCTTGCAGCGATGCAGGCCGCTTTTTTTTGCTCCGCAATTCTGGTTTTGCTCCGCAACTTTTTCACTTACCCACAATACTTTCAAATTGGCTCGCTTTTGCTCGGAGTTAAATGCCGCGCTCAGGTGGCAAGCTTGCCTTTTCTAATATCCCGGTTTCGGACGTGCCCCCCCATTGTTGTCACGCTGTTTTGACCGAGCTGAACCGGCATCCTCCCTCCCCTTCAGCGCCTATTGTCTGTTCTTGTCGTGGCGTGCAGACCCCATTCTTCCCATTCGACCAAGCCTGCCCTTTAGCTAGGGGTTGCCTAGCTTGTGGCATTTGATGCGCATTCTCTTATCTCCAGTGCCGGACTGCGTCAATCGGGAAATTAGCCGTCGCTTTCTGGCTTAAAACGCAGCTCATCCATTCTTTTCAGGTTGCAATCCCCAAAAAACCAAATAAAATAAATTAATCGAATAAAGTGTTTAAAACAAATTAAACATTAATCATCAAAAATGAAAGGATGCGCCATGAAGGCCTTCGCAGATATGAAAATCGGAGCAAAACTGGGGATCGGCTTCGGCGCATTGATGTTGCTGATGGTAACCGTCGCCACCATTGCGTGGGGCCAGCCTCAACTCGGTAACGGGGGCATGGAGTATGACAACGATTTACAGGTCAATAAACTGGAGCCAATTTATGTCATGCGCGAAGCACTTGGGCAGACAGGTCTTGCGGCGCGAAATGCTTATATTTTTAAATCTGATTCTGATGCTCAAAAAGAACTCGCGATCCTCGATGAACAAAAAAACATCTATTTGGCTGCACTAAAGAAGGTGCAACCTCTCATGGAAGGTGTGAAAGAGTTCGCTCCCGTTAGCAAGGGACTGCTCCAAATGGCAGAAGAACTCCGTCGCCCACGCGCCTATCGCGAAGCCGGGAAAATGCAAGAATATGGAGACTTCCTTGTACACGAATGCAGTCCGCTGCGTCAGCAAATTGTCGCGGATATTGAGCTCCTTCTGGCATCCATAAAACAAGATGCTGATAGTGCGCGTATGGATGCAACCAAAACAGCGGAGAAGTCTCGCAGCGTGATTATGGTGTTGGCTACCATCGCACTGGTGGCAAGTTTTGTCGTCGCTCTGGTCATCACTCGTGGTCTGCTCAAGCAGCTCGGTGGAGAGCCAAGTTATGCAGCCGAGATTACGAAAAGAATCGCTAACGGCGATCTCTCCATCCATGTAGAAACCAAACAAGGAGATAGCACCAGCTTATTATTTTCCATCCGCACGATGCGAGAAAGCCTGGCCTCGATTGTTACTCGGGTGCGCTCTGGAACCAACAATATTGAAACCGCTTCCACTGAAATAGCATCAGGCAATCTCGATCTCTCCAGGCGCACCGAAGAACAAGCAGGATCTCTGGAAGAGACTGCTTCCGCAATGGAGGAGCTGACATCCACTGTTAAGCAAAATGCGGAGAACGCGCGTCAGGCAAGTGAACTTGCCGTATCGGCCTCCGCTATCGCCGGGGAGGGTGGAACAGTCGTGAATCAAGTGATTGGCACGATGAGTCAGATCAACGATTCATCGAAAAAGATCGTGGACATCATCAGCGTTATCGACGGCATCGCATTTCAAACGAATATCTTAGCCCTTAATGCGGCTGTGGAAGCTGCGCGAGCAGGTGAACAAGGGAGAGGTTTCGCGGTGGTAGCCACTGAAGTACGTAGTTTGGCCCAACGGAGTGCCGCCGCTGCAAAGGAAATCAAATCACTGATCAGCGATTCGGTTGAGAAGGTTGAAACGGGTAGTCAGTTAGTAACCCAAGCTGGGAAAACGATAGGTGATGTCGTCGAAAGCGTAAAACGAGTCACAGCAGTCGTAGCCGAGATTTCGGCTGCAAGCCGAGAGCAAAGCGAAGGTATCGGCCAGGTTAACCTCGCCATTACGCAAATGGATAACGTGACCCAGCAAAATGCGGCGCTCGTAGAGCAAGCTGCTGCTGCAGCTAAGTCTCTGCAAGAAGAATCCATCGAACTTTCGAAAGTAGTATCGACTTTCAAGATCTGATTCAACTCAAAATTTAGCAGTGGGATAACCCTTATGAACCTGCTTCCCTTTAGAAAGAAGGGTATGAGAATGGAAAACAAAGCCGCGAAAAATCTATCCCCGGAAGAAATAACTCTGCTGTTCAATGCTATTAGAAATTTAAGCGCTGAGCTGCAGAAATTATCAGGGGAATTGGAAAAGGCAGCATTAGAAATAGAAGAAGCTGAAGCTCAAAGGCTTCAACTGATGGTTGTGGATATCATTGCCAAAATCAAGCTGAAATTACAAGATTCTCTCTAAGGTTAGCCGATTATGGACCGCCCCCTAGCTAGAACGTGGCTAACCAAAATCTCCTTGAGGTAGGGGGAGCGGCCAAAGAATAGGAGTAAAAATGCCGCCTAGGCGGCATTTTTACTTTGTCGGCGTCGCTTTCTGTCCCCGCCGCTTTCGAACGTAGATTTCCGTTGTCGTTACACTCTTGTGGCCGAGCTGGCCTTGCGCCGCTCTGACTCCTTCTGTCTCAGTCTTATCCGTTCCGGCCTTGGCGCGCAGATCTCGGAACTGGAAGTCGGCAAATGGAATGCCAGCATCTTCCCGTGCCTTGTCGAACCTACTTCGCAAGGTTTCATATGTGAGCGGCTGGCCCTCTTCGGTCACGAGAAGGCGCGTAGTAGTGACCTTTCCAACAATATTTCTCTTACGTCCGAGGATTTTATCGACAAGCGCCTTTAGCTCGCCCTTAATCTCGATCCGAACCTTGCTTCTGGTTTTATTCTGCGTCACCTCGATGGCCCCATCGCGGATGTGCTTTTCGTCAACCTTGAGCACATCGGCCACCCGGCCACCTAGCAGATAAGCTAAGTCCATTGCCTCGCGTAAAACCTGGCCGCTCTTTTCCCACACCTGCGAGTAAATGTCGTCATAGACATAGACGTCCCGCCCCTCCTCGCGAAATGACTTGATACCGGCACAGGGATTGGGCAAATCCGTCAACCCCTCGGCACGCGCCGCGTTCCAGACGTGCGAAATCAGCGCCTTATCCCGATTGGCCGCCACGCGCCCTTCGTCGCCCTTCACCTCTAATCCTTTTTCTCGCAGAGCATCCTGCCGTTTCTTGCTTCTCCAAGCCATGTACTGGCGGACGTGGATCGGTTTGATTTCCTCAAGCGGGGCCGGTGGATTGTCGAAAAACTCGAAAAGGAACGGGAACTGCCGTAACTTCTCCCGCCTAGTCTTGGGGCTGTTATCCAACATGTATTTCTGCTGGTACACCTCGCACGCATAGCGGAACGTCACCACCTTGGAGACGGTCGATGACGGCAATGCCTCCAGCTCTGCCCACTTTCGTACTGCCTCGACGTAGTTAGAGCCGAGAGGAATCTCGCGGCGTGGCTTGCCGCCAGCATCATAGTAGTAGTAAATGATCCCACTACGCTGCTCACGTGCTCGCACGCCCCGTGGGAGGTTCGAGTTTTTCGATGGCCTACGCCCCATATCATGCCCTTATTGCTGCTGGTTGCCACGCCTTCTTAGGCGCATCAGTTGAACGGCGGGATTCTACGGCCGACACCAAGACTACAGGTTGACCACGTGCATTCGAGATGAACGGTATTCCGGCCTCACGCAGGAAGGCGGCTTGAAGCTGATGCTTGGATCGCTTCACGCCCGCGCGCGTGGAGCCGCGCCGAATACCAGTGAGGCGGTCCAGGCTCTCATCATCGAGAAACAGATTACTCATGACTTCGGCTCCCTCGCTCCAATTTCACGGCGCAGGCTGCTGCTGTAGTCGCCCAGGCAAAGACGTCTAGCTTCGCAGCTCGGAGTATTGCGGCGCAGGTCTCCGGCATCATCGCAAGTGATGATTTCGGCCAGGGGCACGCCACGGAACTGTCCCGCCAGTTCGTTCTCCAGCTCCACCCACGCAAATCGCTGACCGTTGCCCAAGTGCTGACGAATGACCGACACATAGCCAGCCAACACGCCATCGTCGGGCGTGTTGAACGTGATGCGGTCCAGGGACTGCGGGGGCTGCATCACGAAGTCACGCGACTTGCTGCTGGTGGTGGCGATCACATCAAATTTCACAGGTGCATTCATTGTTTCTTCTCCTTGGTGGCCGTTACAGAGCACACGCCAAAGCGATCGACGGCGGCGGCGATCACGTCGCAGCTATGGGCTGCGATGGCGGTGTAGGAATGGCGTGCGCTGGCAGTGCGCACGACGACACGAAACGCGGTCATGGGGCGTTCCCTTTCGTTGGGTTGAGATCAATCGGAAGTTCGGTCACATCAAGCCGACCGGCGCGCCAGTCGGCGACCTGGCGCGGCGTGCCGCGGCGCGGGGACTTGTCCGGCACAGGCACCACGCGTGGCCAGGGGCACGCCTTGATGGCATCCCAAGCCGCCAGTGCGCGGCGCTGTTCATCGGCGGTCACGGCTGGCCCTGGCCATGTCGGCATGTCGTCCACCACCGGTCGAGGCCAGGGACATGCGCCCAGGGCGAGCCAGGCATGATCGATCTGCGCGGCCTGGTCGGGCTTGAACATGACCGGTGCGGGTGATGCCTTCGGCTCGAATGACACATCCGCCGCAAAGTCAGGCCCAGCGGGCTGCGTACAGTTATTTACACGAGTCCAAGGGAACCCCAACCCCGCCGATACGCGGGCGTCGTGCCCTTGAACTGGCGTCCAGGTGTGGCGAACGGATTTAAAAACCACACCGACCATCTGGCGACACTGGACGCCATAAGGCATGACCCGTTCGCACTCTTCATAGCGGCCTGTGACAGTCTTAGTTTCCTTGGCCAGCGTGAGCATCAGATCGTCGCGTTTCACCAGGGCACCGCCTTGCGCACGCAGATAATTCGCCCAGCACGCGCGCTTCTCGCCTTCGACCTTCTGCACGGCATCCCAAGCAGCGGCCATGGCCGGAGGGGCCTGTTTGACCATGTCTGCCGGCACGCGGCGTAGCTCGCGCCAGACGCTCACTGGTGCGCCGCCCCATTGCTGGAACTGGCGAATACCCCAGCGGGCAGCCCAGGCTTCTACGCGGGCCGATGGTGTTAGCTCCCGGTCCCCCGCCATATCGGTGGTGATGAGATAGCCTTCTTTAGTCTTGTGATCGGCCACGCCATCAATGTTCTTTGCCACGTACTTAGCGATATAACCAGCAGCACTGCCTTTCGCCCAGTCGATGCGCTTCACATCCAGGCGGCGCTTGAATGCCCCCGGTTCACCCCGATCCACGCGCCAGGCGTATCTCTTCATGATGCGGATAGCGCGGCTGGCCACGTCCTTGACGTGGGGCGTGGTATAGCCCGGCAATGCGCGTACGAACACCAGCATGTGCCAGTGCGGGCATCCATCGTGGTGCGGTTCAGCAATACGGAAGCCGTACAGACCAATACCGCGACGAGCCAACGCCGAGCGTGCCAGCGCAGTCATCTTGCCGAGGTATCGATTGGCGGTGCGCGGGTCGGAGCCGTCATACTTCGGATTCGGCTTACCGGTGTGCAGCGTCGCATGGAAGCGCGATGGGCAGGACCAGGTGAGAAACAGCCCCTGATCGTTGCACTCCTTTGCAATGACCTCGAAACCATTGATGCGCAGCATGAGTTCGCCGCGACGAATGGTCTTGTTCGCGGTTGTCTTCTCGGCCAGCTCAGCAATGCTGAACTCTTGGCCAGCCTCATTGCGCACAATGGTCGCTTCCAGCGCGGCGGCATTTCTTCGGTTCTGCGCCAGGCGAGACAATACGGCGTCATTGCTGGCGTAGGGCTCGCCATGGTAATGGACATAGCCCAGGCGAATATTGCCGCCCTCAAAGGCCCGACCGACTACCTTGCGCAATTGCCGGCGCCACCAGCGCGGATCGACCACACGCGCAATAATGGCGCGCAGATCGTCATCGTCCACTTCAGGCATATCAATGCCGTAGTCACTGCACTCTTGCTCGATGAGGTCGCGGGCGTGGGTGTCAGAAATCGCTTTCCACAAGACTTTCTTGACGTTCTCGGCGGCTTTCTCGGCCGTGGCGCAGATGTCGGCATCATCCTGCGACAGATCGACGCCAGCCGGCACGTACTGCTCAGCGAACTCGCGGACGAATTCCACTGCCACCGGCTCGAAGATCTTGTTCCAGTGCCATACCGACATCAGCTCCAGTGCCTGGCTGACGACACGTCCACGCCACTTCAGCGGAATACGTGCCAGTTCTCTGGCAAACTGCCGCGACTCGACAAAGGCCCGATGCCGACGGCGTGTCTTCGCATCGACTGTTCTAGACTGCATTGAGCGCTCTTTCATACGTCGTGATGGCACGCAGCACGGCATGGCGCATGGCCAGGCGTTCCGCTTCAGTAAATGAGTGAATAGGGCATTCCCAGCGATCCGCCGAGAGGCCCGCCAGGGCCAGAATGTGCCTGCGCACGGGCTTTGCCATCGCCGCCCAGGAGTAGGCAATACCGGTCTGGAGATTGGGCCGCCGCCGGTTGCGCAGCAGGGAAATGGATTTACTTAGCTCAGCCTTGGCAGCCTCGTTACCCGGAGGCGTGGGCACCCATGCCGCGCGCTCGCGCAGCAGGTCGGCTGCCGGACGGAATGACGCATGGTCCTTAATTCGTGCACCGCGCATCATTACTCTTTCACCAGGCCGAGGGCGGCCAGCAAGGCGGGTGCGAGCAGCAAGAAACCAGCAACGCAATGAGCGATTACAGTACGCATTACCATGCCCCCATCAGGCCGCCCAGGCGCTGCAAGCGCTGGACAAGGCGTGCGGAAATAACGTTCTTCCCTTGCCAGATCACATTCCACTGCAGTTCGTCCTGCAGCACGGCCTTGCGCAGCAGCATGCGCTGGGCGCATTGAAATTCCTTGATGTCGTCGCCCATGCGAAGCCGTAGCGCGGCGAGGGCAAGCGTAGTCTGTTGCTGGTCGAGAGCCATAGCGAGGTTCCTTGAGGGCGAGCGAATCCCGCGTGCGCCAGACGGCGCACGACAGGTCTTAGTCAATTTGGGGTTCAGCGACCGGCTAAGCGGTCAACAGCAAGTCAGGCAGTGCCTGTTCCTTGCGGCGCCAGATAGGCACGGGGCGAGATGGGAAGGCTCACCTCAGGATTGGGCATCGCCGACATCGACACGGTACGGGAAATCTCCAGCGTGGCCACGAAGGTATGGCCGCAATCGACGTTCTGGCATCGATAGGTGATTTCCTTCATCAGCGTGGACATGGTCCGGCTTTTGGCTGCACGTACAGGGCTTTGGCAATGAGGGCACGGCAGGCTGATTACACGCATGTTGTTTTCTTTCCCTTGATGGCATAGAGTGCACGCCCCTTGCCAGTAATACGTTTGATACCTTCTCGAACAGATTGCGCCATGACGAACTCGGCCGCTTGTTCAATCGTGTCGAAGCCTTCGTGGTTCATGATCACTTCCAGGGCTTCGACTAACGCAGGATGGGTGAACGGCAGTTCGATATCAGGCATTGCGAGGCACTGAAAAGTGGCTCGTGAGCGCCTTGGCTTGCACGTTCTGCTCGGATAAGATCGGCATCGAATAGGATTGCGTCAGGGCGATGGCCTGATGCATCAACAGATCGTGGGCGAGTGTGGCCAGGTTTTCACCTTGGTACTGCGCCAGGGCTTTCATGATGTCGTAGTTGTCGTCGTTGACGCGCACTACGATGCGGCGATGACGGATTTTGCGGGGATCGTCGTACATGGCGGTCTCCGATGCTCAAGCCCGTCCGGCTTTGACGTCTTTGTCGTAGGCCGCCATGCCGCGCAAGATCAGCAGGCGCACAAAGGAAGAGCGGGTGCGCAAATCCTGGCGTGCCAGCTCAGCCAGTCGTTGTTCTTCGTCAGCTTCAAGGCGGAAGGTAACGGCCACCGAAGTATCGGTATGGGGGCGGGATACGTGCTTGGAGAGAGTAGGCATATGGGATAATCGTTGTACACGTCACTTAGCAATGACGCGAATATAGCGGTCAAATGACCGCAAGTCAAACAATATATTGCGGTCGAATGATGGAATTTAATGAGCGATTAAAGTTGGAGCGTAAACGCTTAGGTCTGAGCCAAGAGAAGTTTGCTGCCTTGGGTGGAGTAACGCGGGATACGCAAATGAACTACGAGAACGGTTCTCGTAAACCGGACTCGGCCTACCTCGCCGCTATGGCAGTTGCGGGGATTGATGTGTTATTTCTGTTAACGGGACAGTCTAGCAATGCCCCGCTAACAAAAGACGAGAGCGATTTACTTGAAGGATTTCGCAGCCTTGATATTCGAGGCAAAGCTGGGGTACTTGGTATGATCTTTGGATTGACATCTTCCTCTGAACCGCGACTGGAGGCACGGACGCCGACGATGACAATTAAAGGCAACGTGGGTCACCAAATTCATGGCGATGTGCATGGCACCATCCAAGGCGTTGACATGAGAAAAAAGGTAGTTAAGAAGAAGTAGAGAGACCGCGCTGGCTCCCGAGTGAGCCAGAGCTACGGTCGCTTTGGCACCTAACAAATACTAAATATATAAGCGTTATCAGTAGGAAAGTAATGGTAGAGAAAGTACGCATTAAGGGGGACGTTGGTCAGATTTTCAATGGCGACGTTATCAACGAAGCACCGCAACTAAGCAACGTGCTCAATTTCAATGTGTCGGGTGAGAACAAGAAGGTAGAAACCCTAACGCAACTTCAGCGCCGCGCTATCGCCGATCTTGTTGATGAACTTTGCGCGATAACAGGTGAGGAACCCCTAGCGGTGTATCGCGTCATCCTGACGGATGTCGGGGCATCTAAAATGAAGTTGATGCCTCGCGACGAATATCCAGAGGTTAAGAAAAAAATCAATCAATGGATCGCCGAAGCTAAGCGAAAGAAACGCCCTAATGAGGATCGGAATCGGTCTCCTTTGGAGATTCAAACTCCGGCTCTAGCTGCCAATATCTGCCATGGTGTTGCAGAAAAAAATGTAAGTTCTTCGGCCGAGACTCCATCTAATCATGAGCGTGCGTTATCCCATGTACCCATTGTTCCAGGTACGGGAGAATGCCCCGTGTGCGCTGTAAAAAATGTGTTTTTCGCCCGTGCGCAAAAAGTTTTACGCGTACTCTGGTCGTTAATTATTCTATTGGTCGCGTTGTGCGCATGGCTTCTTTATCAGCTGCCTCCAGATAGCCAGAAAAGAAACGCTGACAAAAATTGCTATTACGATGGGAAGCCATATTCTCTTGGCAGTACCATCAAGACGGGGAGTGGGGTTATAAAGGAGTGTATGGAAAATTCTGTTGACCATTCAGCGACATGGGTAAGCAGTAAATGATTTCGGACGGTGTGAAGATTAGAAATGTCGAGCATCCTTCTCTTCAATAAAACGCCGTCAATAAATTACTGCTCTTCCTATATCGGTTAATCGCAGATGCTTGCCGAGGCGTCTGGACTAGTCACCTAACGCCAAAATCTTCTTGATGCATTGTTATACTGACCATCAGCGCTTCAGTGGTGGCTTCCTGCACCGTCGTGGGTTCTTCCATTGCCTTCGGTGCTCACAACCAGGCCGTGGTGAACCAGACCGGTAGCATCACCGTCCAGTGCACCAACGGCATCGGCTACAACGTGGGTCTGGATGCCGGTGTCGGCACTGGTACTACAGTGAGCGACCGCAAGATGAGGGCGGCGGACGGTGCCACTCTGAACTATGCGTAG